TTCTTCTTCTTGTTTTGCCTTTAAGGGGTGGTTTGGACTTTTTAAATTGTGCTAGTTTTTTGCCTATGTATTTGCGTCCGTTAGTAATGTTCGTTATCAAGTATACAAAGCCTATAGCGCCTTCTGGTATATTTTCAACTTCGTTGCCTTGATAAGTCCATTGCATGAAGTTACTTATTCAGAGTCTTTTTTCCTTGCCTCAGATATGGCTTTATTTTCGAGCCTAATTTCGGTATTACGTGCCTTTGCTAGTTTCATTATTTCTTTTGTTGCCTGTTGCACAGCTTGGTAGGCTCGCGTTGAATGTTTGCGCTCCCACCATTCGCTGGCTTCGAAGTATTTTAAGTATGCCTTTACTAGTTTGTCGTGTGTGTCATCCATTAGTCTACAATTTCCAAATCATTTGCATAACTTGTAAAACCGTTTTCCTTAACAACTTTAAGAACGTTGTTTACTCGTCCTACAAGTTCGTCTTTGTGACTGATTAAGAATATGTTTTTATGTCTTTCTCGAGTCATTTTCTTAAGAACTGCAACAGAATTTTCAACACCTGCTGTGTCCATGCCGCTATCAATTAGCTCATCGATAAACAACAAGTTAATATTCTGATACAAACTCTCCCAAACGTCACGGAATGCAAAGCTAAGACCTAAAATAAGTCGGTTACGTTCACCTCGTGACAGGTTATCGAAGTCTAAATCTTGTCCTAACTGTGTAATTTCTACGCTCAAGTCGTTTTGGAATGAAACTTGATGCGGCAAACCTAGTTTGCTCAAGTAGTATGTTAGACGATTGTTTAGATATGCTAAGTTTTGATCAATAATCTTCTTACGAATAAAGCTATCTTTGTTTGTAAGTAGTTTCAATAAGAACTCTTGGTGCTCTTTAAATGAAGTTAAGTCGTTAACACTTGTCCAGTCAATGTCTTGCAGTGCAGTTGCAGTTAATTCATCAATCTGTGTTTGATAAGGATCAATTTCTTGTTCTTTGTTTACAAGAGCTTGTTTTAAACTGTCTACATTGTTGCGATGTTCATATGCTTCCTTAGCAGTTTCGTAGAATGTGTTAGGTCTTCCGTTAATGTCGCCTATTTCTGCTAGTCCGTCGATAACCTCTTGTAACTTATCTGCAACTTCTGTTTGGTATGCCAGAGCATCTTCGAGTTCTTTAGCCTTACGTGCTTCAAGTTCTTCCTTTTTATTGTCGTGAAGTGCTTGACCGCAAGTGTAACATGTTGCTTCGTCAAGGTCTGCAATATCCTTTTCGGCTTTCTCTACACTTTTAGTAGCTCGCATTAGTGCACTTTCAAGTGTTGCCTTTTCTTTGTTCAGAGCAGTAATAGCAGTGTTAAGCTCAGTCCAGTTTTGCAACTTTTCGTGTGCTTCAAGTTCTGCATCAACATCTAAATGTTCTAGTTCGTCAATAGCAACTTGAAGTTTTTCTATATCTGTACGATTTTTAGCCTTCCATGCACGTTGATTCTTTTCTAAGTTGTCAATTGCAGTTTGAATTTTTTCGTTTGATGCTTGAATTGCATTAATTTTAATAGTCTCTTCAGAGATAGCATCCTTAGTTCTTTTAATTTCTTCTTTTAGGCTGTTTGCTTTCTCTGTAAGAATAGTAATACCGAGCAGTTGTTCGATAATTGCACGTTGATCGTTTGCTCTCATAGACAAAAACGGCTCGTTATAAGTGTTCAGCGCTAAGATATGCTTAAACATATCGTGACTCATACCTAACAAGTTGTTAATGTCTTCTTGTGTTTTACGACTATCGCCTTGTGACTCGTCTACAAGCTCTTGCTCTTGTTCATTTATAAAAAACTTAAGAACATTAGGTGAACGACCGCGCTCAATACGGTATTCCTCGCCATTCTTTTCAAATGTAAGTGTAACTAACATACCTTTAGAGTTTGTCTTGTTAATAAGGTTATTCTTTTTGATGTTAGTTAGTGCTTGTCCGTATAGTGCATACGATAGTGCATTAATAATAGTTGTCTTACCAGTACCATTACGTGAGCCGCTGTCATCGCCGCCTTGATCTAAGTTTTCGCCTAATACTAATGTAAGGTCTTGTTGATCAAAATCCACTGCCTGGGTCTGATTTCCCACGCTCATGAAGTTTTTTACTGTAAGATCTTTAATTTTAATCATTTATAATCCGTTGTAAATGTCTAATAGTGTTTTCTTGTTAAAGGAGTCTGAATCAAGCAGTGAAATCTCTTCGCTTACGATTTGATCTACACTTGCAAACGCACTAATATCAAGTTCTGAATTTAATTCTTCTAAATTCTTCTGTTGTATGAGTGTTATTTCTCTACAACCATATTGATTGATAAACGTTTCTTTGATAAAACTTGCTTCTTCAAAGCTAATAGGCAAGTCTAACGTCACTCGCAAGTACATTCTACTTTTAATAAGTGAGTCAGCTTCGTCAATTAGCTTTGACAAAGTTACTGTTCTGTACTTAGGACAGTCTTCCCAGTTGTAATATTCTGGTTCACCGTCATTTTCTTTATCAATAATCATCATTCCACGCTCGTCGTCCCATGCATCTGCAAAGTTATGAGGAAATGCATTACCGATGTAATGAATCTTGCCTTGTTTTTGACGTTTGTGGAAGTGTCCGCTAAACACATATTTTTGATGTTCGAAATTTTCAGCTTTCAGTTCGCCGTGATCTGGCATTTGTACCATTGCGTTCATGTAAAAATGCGGAAGTTCAAAGTGTCCGAACATATATTTGGCTTTTATTTTTTGAATCTTCTTCCATTCGTCGCCTACTAACCACGGAACAAGTGCTACATCGTCGTCTACTACAACTTCGTCAACAAATGTAACACCTGGAATATGTTTACCGAATATAGTCGAACTTACTTCACGTTTGTCTTTGTAATACAAGTCGTGATTACCTACAAACATGTAGAAGTTTTCAAAGGCTGAACCAAGCTTTTCAAGAGATCGAATAGTTGCGTCCATAGTTGTAATGTTAAGACTGTTACGGTTGTGATGCCAGTCACCGCAGAAAATAGCAGTTTCGCAGCCGTGCTCTTTTGCAGTCTCGATAAACCAATCTACAAAGTCTTCGCAGTCTTGGTTGTGAACTCGAGAGTTGCTCTTTAGTCCAAAATGTATGTCTGTAAAGACAGCAGCTTTCTTAAACAAAAATTTATACCTCTTGATTGTTTTATCACTAGTATAGTTGATAGAGTGTCAGATGTCAACCGAAATCTAATCACCTAGACCTTCTCGCTTGAGCGCAGCTTCCCACTCGCCTTGATGTATGCGTGTATGACTTGGATTTAGATCATTCATTTCAAGAATGTCATCACGTATGTTTTGATTACGTTTTTCAATATTGATCACACGAACAAAACTGTTAGTTACAGCCGCAGTGTAATACGCAAACGGATTGTTTGATTTAGACTCGTCAAACTGTAAACCAATTTGTGCAAGTTGTAGTATTGCTTGGCCTTTCATTTCGTCATTGTAAGTATAACCACGAACATTACCACGTGTTGCATAACGATCTACAAGTTTGAGCCACATCATAGCAAGCTTGTCTGTAGCTTTACCGTGGTCTTTGCTAAAATGTCCGTTTTCTATTCCGCCTTTCCAGTGGCTTTTGCCTACACAAATTAATTCGCCTTCGTCGTTGAATTTAAAATGTTGGTAAGGAGGAAAATTTAATTTTACTCGAGTATCTGCTACAGTTTTTGGATTCTTTTTCCGTCCTTTTTCTTCCGGAATATGATCAAATGTCATAATACGGAAAATAAGTTCTTCTTTTGTAATAGATGTGTAGTCAACTTCGCAGTCTGCTTGCTTAACTTTCTCACCTGCCATTTTTCTTGTTTCGTATGCTTCTGTAGAAAGTCTTTTTGCTTTGTTTCTTTTTGCTTCTGCTATAGTTCGTATGTTAATCTTGTCAACACTCTCAAGAATAATGTCAAAGTCGGCATATTCCGGTGCAGTAAAGCTTGAAAAAGTATTTTTTGACTTGTGTATTTCAAGTAATAAGTCTTTGTTGTTTAGATAATTGCGTTTTCTCACCTGATACTCCTAATAGTGTTGTTATATTATAAACTACGTACATAAAAAAGTCAACTAAATAATGTATAGGAGACCGGAAAAATGGCATTTAATTTAGGTAACAGTATTGTAGGAAGTTTGAAGCAAGCAGCTAAAACTCAACTTGTTTCTGCTGCACAACAAAAACTTTCAGCGTATCAGAGCGCAAACCAATTTACAGGAGACAATCTAAATGCTGGCAACTTTATAAAAAGTACTTTAGCTAAAGCAGCATCTAGTTATTTGGATAAAATGACATCGCCTAAAGGTTTTAACAGTGCTGCCAGATCACAAAATTTAAAAAATCAGCAAAGGCTAGATCCGATTGCTGTTACAGCAGCGTTCAAGTCGTCAAGAGAAGAAGGCGATTGGAGAGTAAAACTAAGTATTCCGGACCAAATTAGCGCTTTTAGTGACAGTGCACTACTACAACCTTTGGCTAAAACTAACGGTTTTACATTCCCGTACACTCCTACTATAGTTTTAGGCCACAGTGCAAATTATAATTCCTTGGCTCCAGTGCAGTCTAACTTTCCATTCCAAATTTACGAAAACAGCCAAACAGACGATATTGTTATAACTGGAGAATTTACAGTTCAAACAGTTGAAGAAGGAAAATATTGGTTAGGTGCAATACACTACTTACGAAGTGTTACTAAGATGTTTTACGGTAACGGAGATAATTTAGGAAATCCGCCACCTGTTGTAAGACTAAACGGCTACGGTGATTTTGTGTTTAAAGATGTACCTGTAGTAATAACAAACTTTACAGTTGATTTACAATCAGATGTCGACTATGTGCAGATACCTGTATCAGGGTCAGACGGTGCATGGGTGCCGACACAAAGTCAAGTTTCGGTAACATGTAGACCTGCTTACAGTCGAAACACTGTAGCACAATTTGACTTAAAAACATTCGTCAGTGGCGGCTACTTATTAGGCGATAAAGGATTTATGTAATGGCATCATATTCAACTACAAGTCCATGGGCTAACACAGCATTTGATCTTCAAGGTAATTTAGATATTTTAAAAGCAAGACCTATACCTAAATCAGCCGACGATATGCTGTACACCATTGAAACACAGTACACCTATAGACCGGATTTACTTGCGTATGACTATTACGGAACATCAAAGTTATGATGGGTATTTGCTCAACGAAATGTAGATATAATTAAAGATCCTATATTTGACTTTGTAGCAGGAACATCGATATATCTTTCTAAACCCGAGGATCTAAAGAGAGCGTTAGGAATATAATGTTTAACATTAAAAATATTATAAAAAACAAGACAAATACTCTAGTAAATGACTTGGGTGCTAAGTTAGTTGACAGTGCAGCTAACACTTTATTAAAAAGTGTAGACGCAGCAGTTAGTGGCGATGTAAGAGTACTAAAAAATAGTCTTCAATCGTTTGCAGGTGATGCTGAAAACGCATTAACACAGTCGGCTAATAGTCTTATAAACAATGCTATTCCTGATGCTGTTAAAGGTGATGTTAGAAATTTTCTTGAGTCTACTGCTCCTGCATTACCTAGTAGTATGGCCGGACAACTTAATTCACTTACAGCAGGAAATATTGGACAACTAACCACACCAACGTTTGATACTGCTAGTGAGTTTTTTGGCGCAGTGTCTCAGATAATTCCGATTAATTTACCTTCATCTTCACCACCTGGCGCTAATGCTAGAATCGGAAATCCGTTAGAAGTATATGCTTCATACAATACAATTTTTACACTAGGTGTACTTACTGCTGCCCAAGTTGCAAATCCTAGTAGTTATCGTAATAATCTCAGTGCAGTAAAGACTATACTTCGCTCAGGTGGAGGAGGATTCGAAAACCGTGCCCTTACTGAATATGAATCATCAGCATCAAGGCAAGTAGAATATTATATAGACGATGTTGAAATGGATTCTTTAATTGCTCCGAGCACTTCTACAGGGGTATCAACTGGAACTAAATTAGAATTTAAAGTTATAGAACCTTACAGTGTTGGTTTATTTTTAGAAGCATTAAAAACTGCTGCGGAAGAAGCAGGCTGGCAAAACTACACAGATGCAGATTTTTTGTTAGCAATCGAATTTAAAGGTTGGGATGAAAATAGTACAGAACCTACACTTATTGAGAATACTTCAAAGTATATTCCAATTCGTTTACTAAACATTGAATTTTCTGTAGAACAAGGAGGCTCGGTCTACGAATGTTCAGCACTTCCAAGTAACGACCAGTCTTTCTTAGATGAAATACAAACAGTTACAACAGAAACTAACTTTACTGGACCGACTTTGGCTGATGCTTTAAACAATGGGCCTAAAAGCTTAACTGCGTCACTTAACGAGAGACAACAGTCTATGATTGATTCGTCTAAGTTAGATGCAACAGACATGTACTTGATTACATTCCCAAATGAACGAACACCAGTAGGCTCATCTAGCGGTACAAGTGATCCAGGATCAGCAACAATAACAGCAAATAGTTGCCAGGCACCTACTGCAATTTTTGATGCCATGTCGGGTGCAGCAGCTTCTGATGTCAATCCTATCGGAAATAGTAAAATTGTAGAGGACCTTAACGATTCGGGAGAAAATCCTTTTGGTAATGCTGGATTTACGCTCGAAAACGGAGTGTTTAAAAGAAACGGCATAGAACTATCATTAAGTAGTACTGACAGGAACTATAAATTTCCTAAAGAAATGACGATACAAGAAATTATAGAGGAAATGGTTCTCATTAGCGACTATGGCAGAAATACACTCAATAACCCAGACAAAGACGGTTACGTTTCTTGGTTCAAAGTAGAATCGGAAGTATACCCTATTGATGGAACAATTGCAGAAACTATACAAGGTAGAAAACCTAGGATCTTTGTTTATAAAGTAGTTCCGTATAAAGTACATGCAAGTAAGTTTGCAACTCCGGACGGTCCTGCTCCTAATGTGTCAAATCTTAAAACACAAGTGGTTAAAGAATATGAATATTTGTATACTGGAAAAAACAAAGACATTATAAGATTTGATTTAGAATTTAAAACGGCGTTCTTTAATACCATTAACGCTACACAAGGACACGGTAGTAGAGGAAGTATGGTATTAGGCCCAGATAACGCAGTACAAACAGAAGAAACAAAACCTGGAATGTCTAATCCGATAGGCGCAGAAAACCAAGGCAAGAAAACGTACCCAAGTACACGTACTGGAACAAGTCCAGGCGGAACATCAAAGTCTACAGCAGCAGAAGCAATAGCTCGAGATTTTCATAGATCAATTCTTGACGGTTTAGATTTGCTAATGGCCGATCTTGAAATATGGGGAGATCCTTTCTATTTGCCAGACAGCGGTGTTGGTAATTATACAGCAGGAAGAGGACCGTCTGTAACTATAAATGCCGATGGCGGAATGGATTGGCAAAATAACGAA